GTCCAAATCTCTATCATTATGAACGGGTACTTTTTTTCCTCTTTCATGTTTACCTTTCTATGAATTGTAAAATAATTCATACTAGGATACTATAGGATAACAAATGATAGGTCAAGAAAATTTTGTGCGCAAAATGTCACACACTATATCTTGTGTCAAGCACTTTTTTATTCTAAATATAGATTGTTGTATTTTTGCAACTGTTGTATTTTTGCAACTGTTGTATTTTTGCAACTGTTGTATTTTTGCAACTAACTTATTTTACTTCTATTCACAAAAATTAATTTATCCTTTCTATCATTTCAAAAGTTATTGGTTTTACCTTTGACCACCCATCAACTTGATCAAAATCAAAAATAAAATCTGCAACGTCACTTTCGTGCATATCGCTAACTTCATATTCTTTATTTTTTACCCATATGCAAACATCTCCATTTACATCAAGATCAACTGTTGTTTTATCAGTTTTAAATTTTCTTTTTAATGCTTGAGATATGGCACAAAAATTACAATCGTTTGGTGTGCCTTTTTTTATATCTTCTTCAATTACATTTATTTTATGTTTCATAATTTATCCTTTCTATAGACACTCCATGCAATACTCTGGATTGCTAGTGCTTTGGTTTTTGTACAGATACTTGTCACAATTTTTGGCTTTACAAATAACTGTACCTTTTAATAGATCCTTCTTTTCTTCTTTCTTTTTTTCTATGTAGTCCTCTATGCCTTTGTAGTCTTTTATTTTCATTGTACCTCCTCTAATGTATCTACATCAACGTATTCATGTAAATATTGTTTGCAATGTATTAACGCTATTTCTTCTGCTTCTTGTTCGTCCTCTGCTTCAACCACTTGTTCATAACCTAACTCGCTTATGCCTACTTTGTACTTTTTCATGTTATCCTTTCTGTTATTAGTCATACTCCCTTATTATCCTACATAGTATAATAAGTACATGGTCAAAAGTGTCGCACCCATATATTATATGTTGTTATCCTATATTGTGTATGATACAAGGTTTTCATGAATACAGATATAAAAAACGAGAAAAAAGATAGCGATTTGTTTTTCAATCTTGCTAAATCTTTTAACGAAGTTAGTAGTGTCGCTAGTGTCCATGCAAAGATATTCGTTTTAACGGATATTAAATTGCATATACAAAGCAAGATTAATGAGTTACAAAAGCAAGCAGAAAAACTTGATCCGCTTTCTAAAAATTCAATAGAATAGGTTTATACCTATTCTTTGAATAATCGAGGCGTGGATAACCATTGTTTTAGCTCTCTGCCTCGATTTAGTCTGTGCGTAGGGTACACAGTGACCAGATGTGATTATACCCACCAATAGCACAGACTTCTGGTCTAATGGCTTGTTTTGGGGATTTTGGGCATTAGTACCTTTCTGTCCTAGTTTGCCTCAAAACAAGTCTAAAATAAGACAAAATCACAAAATTGCCATAAATAAAAAGCTAGGTTTTATGCGGTTG